GGTCCAGTCTCGCGTCGGGTAGTGGTTCCACGATCCCGTTACCCTGGAGCACTTGACGATACAGGGACGCCGGGTTCTGGATCTGCTGATCCGGCACCCACGTGGAACCGTTCCAGTCCAGCCCTATGGTAGTGACTATCCCGGTGAACTCGTTCACGATCCGGTTTAGCTGATCGGTGGCCTGTATGCGAAGAGCCGTCTTCGCGACTGGTACCGCCGATACGATTGGATCCTCATCGGTGATCGCGCGGAGGGCCGACCACGTCACCTCGTCGAAGATCTGAGACGAGGTGGTATCAGAGGTCGTCCGGCGCGTCCGGATCTCGTACTGGCCTCTCTCCACCACTGCCCAGCGGAACCCGTGCCGTATAGCCGACGTCTTCTTCTGAGTAAAGGTAACAGTCTTCCCACTCACAAAGGAATTAGGTACGGTCTTGGCCGTAAAGATTGGGGTGAGAAACGTAACGTCGCCAACCTTTCGAAACTCTATCTCTATGGCCACTGACCGCGATACCTTCTTCCCTCGATCGTCGAACTCCACTAGACCCCTGAGGAATGTTATGTCAACGCTCAACTCGTCGGCGTCGGGGCCGGAAGTCCTAGTAACGAAGCCTGCCGACTGCTGGAGAAGTATTGAGAGGTTCTGCTGGTTTACCTGGTTGGAGTACAGGGTCAGCGGGGCATCCCCAGGACGGCCCTCCCGGTGCTCCGTCTCGACCCCCACGAAGTCTGTCAGAGGTGTCTGCCCAATCCTCAGCGTCGGAATGTCGAGCTTGAGAGGGCCGACACCCCACACAAACAGCAGGCGCAGGAACTGCTTGTCTCCGACTATCTCCGTGAACGGCGCGGCTCCGAAGGGAGGAGCCATCCTGTGACGACCGAGCACTACAGGCACGGGTCCGAACGGTCGCGAGACGTTGCGAGCACCCTCTATGAACAGCGTCGGTGAGTCCCTGGTCGTGGCTCCAGAGAGAGTCTCGATCTTCGGTGTGCGTATGGGTGCGATCGCGTTGACCAGCAGGCGTCCGGCAATGCTGATGATCGCCGAGCCGAGCACGCCCGAGAGGGTAGACGCTATCCCGAACGGCAGCCCCAGAGGCAGACCACCGATTAGTGGCAGGTTCTGAAAGATCACGCCACCGAGTGCCGGTCCGATGAAAAAGGCAGCCGCAAACACGGCCAGCATGAGTATGGTCCTCAGAGGGTTCTTCCCTCCTCCTCCACCAGCTGGCAGAACTCGGAACTCGATGTGCACGCCTGCCTTCGGGCGCACCCTCGGCCACCACTCCCGGGGGATGACCTCCCCTCTTATGAAGGCAATCGCGTGCTGGATCAGCATCGGATCGGGCTGTGCTATGTGAAGCATCTCCTCGATCGTTAGACCCTCAGGCATCCAGAGGACGTGACGCTCGATCCGGAAGGGATGAGGTGCTGCAGTGACCAACACGCCCTCATTCATAGCGGTAGATCCCCTCCAACCTCTTGGCCCACAGAGGACTGTAGAGCCGCTCTATGAAGATCCCGGCCTTCTTCTCCGCGTGCAGTACCCGCTGCTCGTCCACCAGCAGACCCATGTGTACCGGCCTTCTATTTATGAGAAAGAGAGCCCCGTCCATCGCCCGAGGGTGGCTCACTCGTCTCCACTCTGGTAGGTGACTGGAAACAAGCTGTCCAAGCTCTACGCTACCCCTCACGTCTGCCTCGTCGTAGCAGTCGACGTAGCTCGGCAGCTCGATGCCCAGCACGTGACGATACCCCAAGAGGACTAGTCCCCAGCAGTCCACCCCCTCGAAGTCCCTACCCCTCTCGACGAAGGGAACGAGGAGTATGCGTCCGACGAACTCTTCCAGCGTCATGTCTCTGCTCCGCTACTACTGAATGAGACCGGGGAACTCGGCCGGAGAGAAACTACGCGCCGGGAAGGGCTCCCGCGTCAGGTCCTCGAACTCCAGGTCTCCCCTGACCTGGAGTATGTCGTACTTGACGTTCGTCAGGCGCATGGTTGGGAAATCCATCTCGATAGTGTCCGGGTCAGCTCGGAGTACCACGGAGATAGTCACGCTGGCAGCGGTGGAGATGTCCCGGATGGCCTGGCCAATCTCCCGGCTCACGTTGTCGATCTGTAGCTGGGCGCGAGGAGGAGCGTCCTCCAGAGAGTCGGGGAGCTTTATCTCGAACGGGAACGCTATGTACTCCTGCGCATTCGACGTGACGTTTACCCGGTCGTTGACCACGAAGATGGGCTCGGCCAGATCCGCGTGATCAATCTTCAGCAGTATCAGTGGCTGGTCGCTAGCCGGTGACCACGCGTCGTCCTTCAGAGGCATCCTGCAAGACTCCTACTACGGCTGTATCTCCAGGCTCAGGACCCCACTCCACTTGCGACTGTTGATGTCCCCTCCCATGACGAGTGTCCAACTCGGAGGACCTCGGAACGCAAAGCTCACCGTGGCATCGGTCGTCGGGTCCTCCCAGTCAAACTCCAGCGACCCGTTCTTTAGCGTAGTGCGAAAGAAGGTGTCGAAGGTCTGCTTCTGACTGCCAGTGAGTACGATGGGTACCCTGACGGACCGCATGTTAGCCGCGAAGCGATTTCGCCGGGAGGGTGGACCAGAGTCCATGGGTGTTCGCACAACCGCGTCCACGTCGGTCTCGGTCATGCCAACGAACTGCTTCTGTGGTAGGGTGCCTGGCCACGCGGTCATCTGGAGACCACTGTCTGGGTCGAGCCAAACGTATCACGAATAGCGCGGAACGTCCGAGTACCAGGCCGCATATTGTCGGCCGTCGCCTGGTCTATGAACAGTCTCACTCGATCCAGGTCACCAATCCTGTCGGTCTGCTCCGAGACCTCGGAACCCGGAGGAGCAAACACCTGTATCTGCACGGTGGGACCACTGGGAAATGAGGCACCCTCCAGCCGACTGGAGGGAACGATAGTACCACCGACCCTAGGAATAAATAGCTCGGGTCCGGCCTCACCGACGATGCCCGGCTGTCCTCGACGAATGTTACCTCCGTGTTGGAAGAAACTGAAGCCACCACTGAATAGATCCTCAAGAGCACGGGTAAGTGGCACGGTTATGGCCAATCTTGTCAGGATGCGGATGATATCCTGGGCTAGGCCCTCCAGGATATCCCCCAAACTCTTCCCGGATACGATGGCGTCCTCCAGCGCGGAGGCGAACGTAAAGCCGAGATCCGCTCCCAGACGCTCCAGCCTCTGAGTCGAGTCGGCCTGCTCATCCTGGAGCCTGGTAACTTCCTTTATGCGATCCGACAGCTCGACGAGCGCTCTGTCCACCACCAGTATCCCATCCTTTCCCTCGCCAATGCGCTTAAGAGCATCGGCAAGGACTCCGGCCTCCCGAGCGGCGTGGACGGCCTCCGGGGCCAGGTCACCGAACCTCTTCTGTACAAGCTCCAGCTCGAAGTTAGCGTCCGCGAGAGCCCCCACCAAACCCTTTTGGATCTCGTCATTAAACTTACCCATGCCAGGAAAGGCTTGTTCAAAGGCCGAGCTGGTCTTGGTCACCTCGGTACCAAGATCCTTTACACTTCCTTTAGCAAGGTCCAGAGCTTTCTTGAGTTCTTCTATCTGGTCCTTGGGGAGTTTTCCAAAGAGGCTCTCGAAGGCAGGGTCAAGGAAATCCACTATAGTGTCTGCTATCTTTTTCAGATCATCCGTTATTCCCGCAAAAAAGCCCTTTCTCTGCATAAAGTCCTCTGCAGGCTTCACCCCCTTTATAAAGTCATAGAAGGCTTGTAGTTGCACCGCAGCCTGCCTTACGGAGAGACCAATGGCGAGCATTAATGCGGGGATTACGAAGAGACGTCTCAGGAAGATGACCAGGACTATGGCCACACCACGGAGTATGATAGCCAGGCCCAGGAGAGCAGGGCCAGCTATACCAAGAGCAGAAACCACGACGGTACCAAACCGCAGGATCTCTGGGTTGGTTGCACTCAGCTTACGCGCCAAGCCCGTCATACTACGCAGCATTCTCTCCGTGAAGCCTTGAAGGCCTGCTCGTGTAACAGAGAGGGCGGCACCCTCTATGGCAGACTTCAGCTCGACAACTGCGCCAACCAGCCCACGCAGCTGGATCTTCTGAATGCGCTCGGCAGTGCCACCAGCGTCCTTCAGTCTCTCAGTGAGCTTAGCAAGATCCTCACCTCGGCCAACCAACGCCCCAATCGCACGACCACCTCGGATACCAAAAACTTCTAAAATCAACCCCACCTCAGTCGCCGTAATACCACCCTCTAGAATTGCCTTCTCTATGTCTCTGACAATATCAGCAAGAGGACGGATGCGATCGCTGGTGTCGATCACTGTAAGGCCAAGCTTCCTCATGGTCTTAGTCCCCTCATCCGTGGGCTTGAGCATATTTATGATAGCACGGTTCAGGGACGTACCAGAAATTCCTCCTTGAAGACCAGCGTCACCAAGCAGTCCAATTGCGGCTGTTATATCTTCAATAGGTATCTGGGCTTGTTGCGCTGTCGTACCAACAAACTTCAGGGACTCGGCAGCTTGTACAATAGTTACGTTGGCAGTTGCCTGTACCTTTGCCAAGACATCATTGACACGTACTATTTCTTCAGCTTCCATCCTAAACTGCGTCAGGACATTGGAGGCGATGTCTGCCGCTGTTCCCAGATCGAGTTGTCCCGCGCTCGCGAGCTGGAGAACACCCGGCATTGCCGACAGGATCTCGTTTACCTCGAAACCCGTCTGAGCCAGGAAGGCCATACCCTCGCCAGCCTGCACCGCAGAGAATTCCGTAGTCTCACCCAGCTTACGCGCCTGCGCCGAGAGCTTTTCGAAATCCTTCCCAGTCGCGCCGGTCAGGGCAGCGACCCGGTTCATTGCCTTCTGGAACTGGAACGCGCTGCGAAGTATCCCGGCACCAAGTGCCAGCGCTGGCAGTGCTAGGCTGGTCGTCATCCTGCGACCAATGCCCTGCATCCTCTTGCTGATCCTGGTGAGAGAGCGAGTCATCACCTGGCGAACCCTCGCCAGGTCTCCGTCCAGCTGCTTGAGAGACGCTCGGATCGCGATGAACGCGGTGCCAAGCTGAATGCTAACCATGCTCTACCTACTCCTCGGGAAGAGCTATTACGCTAGCGCGACGACGCTCCTCCCACTCCTGATCCTGTCTTGCTATGAACCCCTTCAGCTGGTCCTCCGTAGCCGCAGCGTCGGGGGCCAGGTTCTTTACTAATGCCTCGTGCCGAGCAAGCTCCTGGGCTGCCTCCTCGGGAGACAGTTTGGTAGGTTTGTCCTTGAACTTGAGGAGCCTAGTCAGGGAGGGCATCCTCTTGGCTCGGTTCAGCTTTGCCATCAGCCAGGATCCCATCACGACCTGGTCACTCTCTCGCTGCACACGTCTAGCATACCCCTCTAGGTAAAGGGAGAACTCGCACAGGGTCATCCCCCAGAACTGGTCGGGTGTGAGCCCAGCCTCGTACGCTACTAGCTGGGCTCGCTCCCAGTTCCAGGGCTCGGAGGGTCCGCACTAGCGGCGTCCTCCTGGTCGCCTGGCGTGCTGGGCTGCGTCTTGCGCGCGAGGCCCTTCTGGAATGCCTCACCGAGCGACGCCGCTGCTTCGGAGATATCCCAGTCCAGCGCACCTACCTCCTTCTCGGTGAGATCCGGGTGGTGATGCTGAAGACCAGCCCACATGATGTAGATCAGATCGGACATACCAACGCCGGACAGACCTATACCGTCTGCGAGCTGCTCGAACGAGGTGAGCCCCAGGTGATCCATTACCATAGCGGTTGCGTTCAGGTCGTAGCAGAGAATGTATGCTGCTCCTCCCACAACAATTGGGGTATCTCCCCTGTGTGTGTTTCCCATGTTTCTTCTCCTTAACCGATCAAGCGACTGACCCAGACTAGAGCTGGATTATCGCACCGTCGACCGCCACCTCCATGGAGATCGTGACGTTGTCCTGGTCGGGGAAGTCTCGGGTCATATCCGTGATTACTGCGTTGACCTCCTCCTTCGCCACGCCCAGCTCCTGCTCCCGGAGCTTGATCTTAGTGCCGTTGCGCATCGCGGCTCTGAGAGCCGTGAATGCAACGTCGGTCGGGACAAACAGGTTCTCGAAGGAGTAGGTCGCCTCGTACCGACCAGCGGAGACCTTGCGCTCACGCGCGTCCTTACTCGACTCGTCGACCACGTCGTTGCTTTCACTTACGGACGCGTTAGTCTGCGACGCGATCGCCGCGAAGA